AATTAACCAATGTGATGCAAGAGTACCGCCCAGAGCACGAGAGAATGATTTGGGGATTAGGACTTGCTGGTAACGCCTTTAAAAAGGTTTACTACGATCCAAGTTTGCAACGTCAGGTATCGATGTTTATTCCTGCAGAAGACATTGTTGTTCCTTACGGAGCATCTAGTCTAGAGCAGTCACCACGCATTACCCATGTAATGCGCAAGACGGAAAACGAAGTAACCCGTCTTCAATACGCTGGATTTTACCGAGACATAGACTTAGGTGAACCAGCTAACACCCTAGATGAAGTAGAGAAAAAGATCGCTGAGAAGATGGGCTTCCGTGCAAGTTCGGATGACCGCTACAAACTTCTAGAAATGCACGTTGATCTTGATCTCCCCGGATATGAGGATAAAGATGAAGATGGAAACTTTACAGGTTTGGCTTTGCCGTATGTTGTCACCATTGAAAAAGGTAGTATGGAAGTTCTTTCCATCCGCCGCAACTGGAGACCAGAAGATGATAAGAAAGCTAAAAGACAGCATTTTGTCCATTACGGTTACGTTCCGGGCTTTGGCTTTTATTGCTTTGGCCTTATCCATCTTGTCGGTGCTTTTGCTAAGTCTGGTACTTCTCTTATCAGACAGCTCGTGGATGCAGGGACATTATCAAATCTGCCCGGCGGCTTTAAGACCCGTGGGTTGCGAATCAAAGGCGATGACACACCGATAAGCCCAGGCGAATTCCGTGATGTCGATGTACCCGCTGGATCAATCAAAGACAACTTGATGACCCTTCCTTACAAGGAACCAAGCCAAGTTCTCTACAGTCTCTTTAATACTATCGTTGAGGAAGGCCGCCGTTTTGCTTCCGCAGCCGATATGCAAGTATCCGATATGTCAGCCAACTCCCCAGTTGGGACTACCTTAGCAATCTTAGAAAGAACATTGAAAGTCATGAGTGCGGTGCAAGCCCGTGTCCATTACTCAATGAAGCAAGAATTAAGACTGTTAAAAGATATCATTCGTGACTACACAGACCCTGATTACACCTACGATCCAGAAGAAGGCAATCGTGGTTGCAAGAAGTCAGACTATGACCATGTGGATGTTATCCCTGTTTCCGATCCAAATGCCGCAACAATGGCACAGAAGATTGTTCAGTATCAAGCTGTTTTACAGCTGGCTCAACAAGCTCCACAGATTTACAATATGCCAAATCTGCACCGCCAGATGTTAGAAGTGTTGGGAATCCGCAATGCTCAAAAACTGATACCGCTGCAAGATGACATGAAGCCAAAAGATCCTATTGCTGAAAATATGGATGTTTTAAACATGAAACCTTTGAAGGCATTTATCTACCAAGATCAAGATGCTCATATCACTGCGCACCAAGCTTTCTTACAAGATCCGCAAGTGGCTGCAATGATTGGTCAAAACCCACAAGCTCAAGCAATGATGGGTGCTTTACAGGCTCATATCTGTGAACACTTTGCGTTTAAATATCGTTTACAAATTGAACAGCAGTTGGGTGCTCCGTTGCCATACTTTAAGGATGACGATGAAGAACATATACCAGAGGATGTGGAAGTTCAGATTTCTAGAGCTGTGGCTCAAGCCGCGCAACAACTTACCACGCAGAACATGGCTCAAGCGCAGCAACAGGAAGCTCAACAAAAGGCTGAAGACCCAATTATCCAGATGCAAATGCAGGAATTGGCGCTCAAAACAGAGGAGCAGAAGCGCAAAGCTACTCGTGATCAAGCGGATATTGCTCTAAGAAAGATGGAAATCGAAGGTTCTCATCAAGCTGAAATGTCCAGAATTGAGCTAGAAGCCCATAAGTTTGGCGCAAGCATGGAAAAAGATAAGCAAACAAATGCTACTAACTTACAGCGCATAGCTAACGAAGTGGACATTGCTGGTCATAAGATGGGCATTGATTCCGCTAAGAGCCATGCTCAGCTAGATGTTCAAAAAGGTCAGATAGCCGCACAGCTAATTGCAGCAAAAATGAATATTGATGCTAACGGAAAAGCGCAGGAAGAAAACCAAAAGAAAGGTAAAAAATGACCGAGCTAGAAGTAATTGTTCAACAAATAGACGAAAAAGTTGAGCAGTTAAAAGAAGCAATAGTGGTTGGAAATTTAGACCATACGGGTTATCAAAAAATTTGTGGTGAGGTTCGGGGTCTACTCACTGCAAGAGGTTACGCATTAGACCTGAAAGACAGATTGGAGAAATCAGATGAGTGACGCACTCGACTTAGGAAAAGCAGTAGATCTTACGAATCTGCTTGATAAGTCAAACGAAGAAAAAGCAACACAACTACCAAGACCTTCTGGATATCGCATTTTGTGCGCTATTCCAGAGATGGAAAAAGAGTACGAAAGTGGACTCATCAAGGCAGACGAAACTGTCCGTGTTGAAGAAACCCTGACTACTGTGTTGTTTGTAGTAGATTTAGGCCCAGACTGCTATGCAGACAAAGCAAGGTTCCCAAATGGACCGTGGTGTAAAAAGGGTGATTTTATCCTTGTAAAACCATACGCTGGTAGCCGCTTAGTCATACATGGGCGAGATTTCCGCATCATTAACGATGATACGGTAGAAGGTGTAGTAGATGATCCACGAGGCATTAAACGCAAGTAAACGATAACCAAGGAGCATACGAATGGAGAATTACAAGTTTCCAGATGAAGTAGAGAATGAAGAAGTAGAATCTAAGGGTAAACCCGAAGATGAAGAAGAAAGTTTTGAAGTTGAAGTCGAAGATGATACTCCCCCACAAGATCGTGGTCGTACTCCTTCACAGCCAGAGTTTGTAGAAAAACTCGATAAAGATGAACTTGATGAATATTCTGAGTCTGCAAAACAGAAGATTGCTGGGTTCCGCAAAATTTATCACGATGAGCGCAGGGAAAAAGAAAGAGCATTAAGGGAACAGCAAGAAGCTATTGGTCTTGCCCAAAAGCTTTTAGAAGAGAATCGTGCCCTAAAAGGCAGAGTTTCTACTTCTGAACAGCAAGCCCTAGACTCTTACATGACTAGCGCAGATCGTGAGCTTGACATGGCCAAGAAAGATTATCGTGATGCTTATGAGGCAGGCGATTCTGAAAGATTGGTTGATGCGCAGGAAAGAATTACATCTGCTAAGATTAAAGCTGATCGGGCACTATCCATTAGTGAGCAACGAGCTTTACAAAGGGCAGAGCCTGAAGTACAAATACCGCAACAGACGCAGCCAACAGCACGAGATTCTAAGGCTGAATCATGGAGAGATAAAAACTCCTGGTTCGGTCAGGATGACGAAATGACAAGTTTAGCCCTAGGGTTGCATGAAAAGCTTGTCAAACAGAATGGTATGGCTTATGCTACGACTGATGAGTATTACAAACGCATTGACGAAACAATGCGTAAGAGATTCCCCGAGAATTTCGAGAGTGTTGAAGACGAAAAACCCGCTGCAAGGACGAAACCTAGTACGGTGGTGGCTCCAGCCAGTCGCAGTACATCCTCTAAACGGATAAAACTGACAACTTCCCAGCAAGCGATTGCCAAAAAGTTAGGACTGACTAATGAGCAATATGCTCGAGAACTTATAAAGGAACTTTAATATGACTACGAATAAAATATCCCGTGAAGCACAAACCCGTGCAGTAACCGAGCGTCCTGAGCAGTGGGCACCCGCAGAGTTATTGCCAGAGCCAATAAAAATGGCAGGGTATAAATATCATTGGGTAAGAATTTCAACACTTGGCGCAGCAGATCCACGAAACCTTTCAGCAAAACTGAGAGAAAAATGGGAACCTGTACCGATTGAAGAACAACCAGAAATGCAACTGTTAGTTGATCCCAATAGTCGCTTTAAGGACAATATTGAGATTGGCGGGTTATTACTCTGCAAGACTCCAGAAGAGTTCGTTGATCAGCGTAACAAGTTTTATGCTAACCAATCCGATGCTCAAACAGAGGCTGTAGATAATAATTTAATGCGCCAAAGTGACCCACGGATGCCCCTCTTTAAAGAAGGTAAATCCACAAGTTCTTTTGGTAAAGGTAATTAATTTTAATTTAGGAGTTTTAAATGGCTTATCCTACCGTTTCAGGACCCTACGGGTTCCAACCGATCAATTTGATCGGTGGTCAGGTATTTGCTGGTTCAACTCGCTTATTCCCTATTGCTCAAAACTCTGGCACATCGATTTTCTACGGTGATGTCGTGCGTTTGAACACTGGTGGCACTCTAAGCAAAGTTTCAACCACAGCTACCGCAACCGATGCAGTTGGCATTTTCTTGGGTTGTCAGTTCACAAACCCAACAACCAAGCAGTTGTTGCAACAACAGTATTACCCAGCTAGCACAAACGCTACTGACATCCAAGCTTTTGTTTTGGATGATCCAGATGCTTTGTTCAAAGTTGCGGTTACTGCTGCTGGTACATCAACAATTTCTGGTGTAACACAAGCAGCAATCGGTCTAAATACAGCTTTAATTTTGACCGCTGGTAACACAAACACAGGCGACTCTTTAGCATCTGTTTCAGCTACTACAGCTGGCACTTCAACTTTACCTATTCGTATCGTTGCTGGTGTCCCAGAAACAACCAATGCAGCGGGTTCTTTTACTGAAGTTATTGTTAAATTTAACTTTGGTACCCACACATACTACAGCGCTACTGGTGTAGCTACTGCAGCTTAATAGGAGCTAATTAAATGGCTATTTCACGCGCACAACTACTGAAAGAGTTGCTCCCAGGACTGAACGCTTTGTTTGGACTTGAGTACGCTCGCTACGGTGAACAACACAAAGAGATCTACGATACTGAGACCTCTGAGCGTTCGTTCGAAGAAGAAACAAAACTGTCAGGTTTCTCTGCAGCTCCTGTTAAAAACGAAGGCTCTGCTATTCGTTACGACAATGCTCAAGAAGCTTTCACAGCTCGTTACAACCACGAAACTATCGCCCTTGGCTTTAGCTTGACTGAAGAAGCAATCGAAGATAACCTCTACGATTCTTTATCAGCTCGCTATACAAAGGCTTTGGCTCGTGCTATGGCTTATACCAAACAGGTTAAAGCTGCTGCTGTATTGAACAACGGTTTCTCTGCCTCTTATGTAGGCGGTGATGGCGTTGCATTGTTCAGCACTGCTCATCCATTGGTATCTGGCGGTACAAACAGCAATACTCAGTCAACAATGGCTGATTTGAACGAAACTTCCTTGGAAGCTGCAATCATTCAAATCGCTCAGTGGACTGACGAACGTGGTTTGTTAATCGCTGCTAAACCTAAGAAGTTGGTCGTTCCTCCACAGTTACAGTTCGTTGCAACTCGTTTGCTCGAAACTCAACTGCGTGTTGGCACAACTGACAATGACATCAACGCCATCGTAAACAATGGTTCAGTTTCAGAAGGTTACACAGTTAACAACTTCTTGACAGATCCAAATGGTTACTTCTTGACAACTGATGTTCCAAACGGCATGAAGCATTTCGTTCGTACCCCATTGAGCAATTCAATGGACGGTGACTTCGATACTGGTAACGTTCGTTACAAGTCTCGTGAGCGTTATTCTTTCGGCTGGTCTGATCCACTCGGAATGTGGGGATCACAGGGAGCCTAATCGGTTTCTTTGTTGTACGAAGACCCCGCCCAAAAAGCGGGGTTTTTCTTTATATAAATGTTGCATATAATGCAAAATGTAGTAAGATATTGATAACTGGGTGATACCAGCCTATTAAACTGCCCCAGCAGACGATATACCGATTAATAGGTTTAACTTGTATATAGGAGAATCCACATGGGTTTCGCTACACACTTAGGTCCTTGGTTATTAGGATCAAACAAAAATACTACTGGCACAACTGCTGCTTTAACACGCACCACAGGTTGCACAATCGTTTCTCAATCAGCTCCTGTCGTATTTGGAACATTAACTGGTAACTTAATTGCTGTTCCTGCTGGCTCACAGATTGTGGACATTAAAGTGGTTACTACAACCGTATTTAGCGCTGCAACTACTGCAGTATTAGATATTGGTGGCACAGCATTTACAACTACTGGTACGATTACTTCTGTTGGCTCTGTAGCTCTAGGCGCTAATGCAACTACTCCTGCTGGCTGGTTAAACGTAGGTTCTGTTGATACATTTATCTCCTACACATTAGCTGGTACATCATTGACTACTGGTGCTGCAACAATCATCGTTACTTATGCGGTTCGTAACTCTGATGGCGGTCAATTCCAGACAACATATAATAATTAATCTGGCGGGTTAGGGTTTTCCCTAGCCCACTTAAAATTTAGGAGATTAATTATGACAATGCAATATGACGTAAAAGGCACGCATTTTAGCGGTTCAGGTTTAGCAGTATCTGGTCGTGTTCGCCTTAAAAATTTAGTTTATCTTGGCACTGGTACAGCTGGCAGTATTGATTTATTTGATACCACCACCGCTCCTGTCTCAGCCACTTATGCTCGTTCTGGATATACAGTAACAGTTACAAAAACGGCACATGGGCTAACTACTGGGCAAGCTATTGGCATAAGTTATTCTCCTGCTTCTGGTGTTGCTGCCGTTGCTGGAACTTACACAATTACTGTTTTAACTGCTGATACTTTTAGTATTACAGATCTTAATACTGGAACAATTGCTGGCGGCACTGCTTGCGTATATTCAACTGGTAAATTTTTAACTAGTTACAACACAGGCACCGCTGTTCAGCCATTCCAAGCTATTTTTTCTGGCGAAGGTATTTTGGCAGAAAATGG